CCCCAGCTTCACCGGATCGCCCCGGCTGTCCTTCACCGGCTCGTACTTTCGTGTCCCCAGCACCCGGACCGCCGCGTCCGACATGAAGCCGTACTCCATGCCGTCCTCGCGGTACCGCGACACCGTTTCCTCCATCGGGTTGGGGGCCAGCATCAAATCCTCGATCTCGCCGTCGTCGATCCGCTCGTTGCGGAAATCCTCGCGCTCCTGCGCCATCTTCGCCGGATCGGTGGCCGTGTGCTTCAGCGGCTTCGCCGTTTTCGGCTGCGGCTTGCTGAAATCGAGGCGCGACGGATCCACATCGTGATGCGGGTCGGGCTGCGGATTCGCCGGGTCGAAAACCCGCGGATCGGCCTTGCCGGCCATCGGATTCGTGTTGCGCTTATTGGTCCCCATCGCTATTGCCTCGCGAACTGCACGCCCTCTTTGGCCCGCTTCTTGTAGGCCTCCGTCGAGATCCCGAACGCCTCCGCGATGCGGATCTGCGTCTCGTCCAGGTCGTCGCTCTCTTCCTTCTGCGCGCCGCGCCGTCCCTCGCCGCCCTGCGCCTTCGCGCGACTCCGGCGCTCTTCCTCGGTGCCCCGTTTATTGGAAGCGGCCGCGGGGTCGGTCAAGGAGATGTCTTCCGATCCGGGGCCGCCCTTGCCCCGCCGCAACGCGACAAGCTCTGCCGCAGTTTCCATTGCCGTGAGCTCGTCCACGCCGCGCTCTTTCAACCGGCCGTACTCCTGCGTCGTTTCCTTGAAGAAATCGGACTTCTGATCGTTCAGCTCCGGATACTTCGCCACCACCTGCGCCTGGCGAACCATGCCCTCGGCCTTGCGGTTGGTGAGCTGCTCGGCCTCGTCGCGACTGACGAAGCCCTGCTTCTTCAGCCACTCCTTCATGGCCTTCGGACCCTTGCCGGCCAGCTCCAGCAGGTCGGTGGTGTCCTCTTCTTCGCCCTCGCCGGGCTTGGGAGCGCCATCGCGATTCTGTGGCTGCGCCGCGCCGCGGGCCTTCTCGTGCCAGAACTTCGCCGAGTCCTCGTGCTCTTTGGCTTTGTTGGTGGCCTCGGTCTCGCGAGTCTTCAGCTCGCCGTTCTCGCGCTCCAGCCGCGCGATCTTCTGGTCCGGAGTCTCGGCGACCTGCTGCTGTTGCTGCTGCTGGTCCTGCTGTTCGCCCGTCTTGTTTTCTTCCGGCATGGCCCCTTAGAACAACTTCGCCCGCGCCGCGAATTCAGTCCCCTTGTACATTTCCCGCGCCTTCGGAACGAACAGTTTCAGGCACGGGCTGCACAGGAGTTGATAGACGCCGTCGCGGGGAACCGCATACATCCTGACTTCGACGCCTCCCGACTTTTCTTTCTGGACGGCCCAGCTCGTGCCGCATCCCTGGCATCCATGGGGAGTCGCGCCGCCGAGCACATCGAGCGCGTGAAAGTGCCATTCCAGGCACATCCGGCAAGTGTATCCGCGAACGCTGGCTCCGGCTACGTCGAGGCGGTGAACCCACTTCGAGCACAGCCGGCACTGCACGCGATCGGTGAAGATTGCCGGCGTCACACCGTCGGCGGAGCTGGTGCCGGTGCGGGAGCCGGCGCCGGCGGCGGATTCTTCTGGTGCACCACCTTCATCAGGTCGCCGATCAGGCCGATGAAAGCGGTTTCGGCGGCGATGAGCTGGGTGGCTGTGATTTGCCCCGCCGGCGTGCACAGAAAATTGAAAATCGCGGTTACCGGATCCATCTCAGTTCCCCCAGTTGAGTTCCAGGCCTCCGCCGGCAATCGGATCCGCGTACAGCTTGTTGTAGGGCTGCTGCCGTTCCTCGTTCCACATCGCGCCCCAGTATTTCTGCGCGATCAGGATGCCGATCGCCTCCTGGTACGGCTTTCCGTCGATGGTCCCCTGCACGCAGTTGATCTTGCGCCCGTCGCTGCCATACACCACCGGCGGGCAGAGAATGCCCGAGCCGTCGAACTGCTGCGTGTCCGGATCGAGCGCTTTCACCAGCGGCAGGATCGCGGCGACATCGGCGTCGGAAGAGAACAGAATCAGCGCCTCGGCGCTAGTGATCGGCGTCTCCGCTCCGGTGCACGGATTCAGCAGCGTGGCGTTCGTTGTCGGTGGTTGATACATGGAAGTCTCCTTACTCTCTCTCCGGCCAATGCCAGGTCCGGGCGCCGTGCTGGTCCGAGTACGTGACGCTGGTCTGGCACTCTTCGGCCGGAGTGCAGCTGTCCTCGGTGCGCACCGAATCGTTCGATCCGTCCGCGAACACGCGCAGGTTCACCGCACAGCCGCCTTCCGTGGCCAGCTTGTTGCCCCAGTTGTTCACGATGATCGCGGGCCGATGCTGCCCGCTCCCCATCACGAAGTGGACGATGCGTCCCACCGCGACGGTCGGGGCCGCGCCGGGCCCGGTGCTCTCGATCTTCTTCGCGGCTTCGGCTTGCAGCTCCCGCAGTGCGTCGCCCATGGCGTCGGCGTGCTCGTGCGCCGCATGGCCCAGCGATACTTTGCCCTGCGTCGTGAGGATGGCCTGAAGCGCCGCAATGATCGCGGCTAGAACAGAAATCAGTTTGCTGGTCATCTTTACCCTTTCACCCGATTGAGCCGCGGGTTCGCTTTGTGCGCCGCGCCGGAGGCCTCGCGAGTCTTGCTGGCCAGGATCGCTCCGGCCGCGTCCGGCGAGTAGCCCTCGCCCTCGATCTTCGACTGCACGCCCTTAAAGCCCGGGTGCGCTCCGGAATTACCGCTGTGGCCCTCGCCCTTGCTTGCCAGGGCGTTGAACCCCGGATGACACTTCGCCATCGTTGCCTCCTTGCGGCGCGAAAAACCTGCGGAGAGCCTGCGCGTCCTCCCCGCTGTAATCGTGGTTGAAGCCGCCATCAGACATGAACACCACGGCGGAATCCTCGTCGAACCGCACCGAAGAAACCTTGTGCAGATCGAACACGACGTTCCCAACCTGAATGAATTTCGGTTCCACGCTTCTCTCCTATGCTTCGTTTCGCCGCTTGACTTCTTTCCGGATGATCTCCGGCAGTTCCAGCACGCGCCGCAGCGCCCGCACCGCACCCTGGGCCCGCGCGAGGTCGCGGTCCTCGTCCGAATCGGCCAGTACCTTCTGCGCGTCGACGATCATCCCCTGGATCTTCGCCGTCATCAGTTCCCAGAACGCGCCCTCGGCCGCTTCATTGACCCGCTCCGCTTCGAAGGCCTCCGCGCGCGAAATGATCCGGACGTTCCCGGTGAGCTTGTTGTCAGCCATTACTGTTCATGGCTTACTGGCGGCGTCTGTGGAAAGACGGAAGCCGGCTGCGCCTGCGGATTCCCGCCCGGCGCACCGAGTCCGGGGAAATTTTGCAGCGCCTGCAGCGCGCCTGGCGGCAGCGCCCCCGCCGCGCCCAACTTCTGGATCGCGGCCGCCGCCTGCTCCGCCATCGCCTGCACCACCTTCTTGTGCTGGAGCTGCTGGATCTGCTGCAGGTAGTGCGCGGCCAGTTTCCGGAAGGCGTCTGGATCGCGGTCTGGATCGGCCTCCGCCTCCTGCAGATCCCTCTGGTGGCGCATCAGGTGCAGCTCGTCGTTGTCGAGCGGGTTGACCTGAATCTCCTCGCCCTGCAGCAGCCGGTTCCACTCTTCTTTTGGATCCACCGGCAGATCCGGGTCCGGAGGCTCCGGCACCAGCGCCGCGAAATTCGGATCCCCCAGCGCCGCGTGCACGTCGTTCGTCACTCTCCACAGCGCCTTCGGGTTCTGCAGGATCATCGGATTCTGCATGTCGATCTGGTAGCGCGCCAGCGTGCGTTCCTTGTCCGCCTCGCGCGACCACACCGAGTTCGCAAACTTCAGCCGGAAATCGTAGCGCCCGTCGCGGTCCTCGTTGTCGATCCACGCGCCGCCATCCTTCACCGCGAACAACCCGTCCGCGTCATCCTCCGTCACGCGGAAGAAAGTCTTGTCCGGAGCGAACCAGTAGTCCAGCAGCCAGAAGTGCTGGAGCATGTCGCTCATATCCTCGGCCAGCAGCTTCGTGAACAGCGAGGTGTGCACGTTCCCCTGCTCGAGCAGGGCCAGCGTCTGGCGAGCCGTCCGGGGAGCATTCGGACGATCGCTTTGCCGGCCCATCCCGAGATCGGTCTCGCCCGTCACGCGCTCCACGTAGGCGAGGATGGTCTGCTCTTTCCACTGCACCAGCGCGACGTCGGTGTGGACTTCGAGCTGCCTGGCATCGGTCGCCGGGTTGTCGGTGTAGATCAGCTTGCCCGGTTCGATGCGCTGCTTCTCCGGATCCATGCCGCTTCCGGGTCTCACCATCAGCGGCGGGTTCACGCTCAGGTCGATTCCATCCGTCGCCTTGTTGTGGTTCACGCGCAGCTCGTCTTCGGCATCGACCAGCAGCTCGCAAATGCCCGGGCACCAGTAGCGGCCTTCCGGAAGGAACGCCGATTCGACGAACGGGCGCCGCTGCCGCATCCCCGGATACAGCTCGGCCAGGTTCTGGATACCGACCACCTTGTTCGCGTCCCACAGATAGCGGACCACCAGTTCGGTCTGGTCCATCTCGCGTTTGGTGAAATCGTACTCGTCGCCGTCGGTCTCGCCGTCGAGCAGCATGCGCCACTTGCCGTGCCACTCCAGCACCATCAGGCTTTCGCCGGAGGAGAGCGGCCGCTGGTAGAGGATGCCCTCGGCTTCGTCCGCGGTGAGCTTCACCTCTTCGCCCTCGAACTCGCGCTGCAGCCCGCGCTGCGACGTGTTCACGAGGTTCGCGAAGTCTTCCTCGATCCCCTGGTATCGGCCCTCGCGCTCGCCCTTGAGCAGCTCGTCGGGCCGCACCCGATATCGGCGGATCACAAAGCTGAAGTCGTGCAGCGTGCGGACCTCTTCCGCCGGCACGATGAAGTCGTCAGGCCACAGCGGCGTGAATCCCGGCCCCTCGTAGTCGACGATCTCCTTCCCCTTTGGTCCCTCGAACGCATCGCGCTGCCACGGCGAATACGCCACCGACCGGCCGAACAGCAGCTTGCGCACGATGAACTCCGCCAGCGGCCGCGTCAGCTTCATCTGGTTGATCACCAGCCAGGTCATGTACCGGCCGATCTTTTTCACTCGCCGGTAGTCGCTCGGACCGGTGGGGACCGCGACCACTTCGGCGTCGTCGCCGAGGATCGAGTCCATTTCCTTCGCCAGGCGCGTGATCGCGTTCCAGCGGATCAGCGGCACGCTGAAGTTGCTGGCTTCCTCTTCGCCGATGGCCGGCTCATCCGGCATGGCGCGCCAGCGCCGGTAATACTCGACAAAACGATTGAGCTTGCGGTTATGGTCCGCGATCGCGGCCTTGTAGTCCTGCCAGACGCGCGACGCCAGCCGCGAAACTTCTGCCGGCGGCAGCGTGAGCTGGTAGTTCTTCTGTGCGGACTGCGCCATCAGGAACTCAGCGGCGGCCGCAGCGGCTTCCCGACTTCCTCCGTCTGCGCGGGGAACGGTTTCGACATGCGCGACGGCGACCGAAAATATTCATCGAGCGGGAACAGCGCGTACGGCTCCAGTTCGCGGAACATCCGGCCGAGCTTCTGCTCGATGCGGTAGATCGCGTGGAAGAAGTTGCCGCGATCCAAGTCCGTCTTCAGCGTGCAGTACGTCCAGTCTTTCCCGAACAGATAATGGAGTTCGAACAAGGTCCACTCGACGTCGCTGAGCACCCGGCGCGCGACCAGCGTGAAATCCGCGATGTACTCCTCGTCCTTCCGCCCCCACGTCGACGGCCGCGATCGGCCGGCGTGCGGTTCGAGCGAAACATGACTGAGGTGCCTCTCCTGCGTGACGCACTGAATGAACTTTTCGAAGCAGATGCGGAAGATCGCGCGCAGCACGCAGTTGCAGGGCGATGTCGCGCTCCGCCGCAGCGAAATTCGCGTTCCCGAACCAAAGCAGGAGGTGCAATTGTGCATTGCCAGCACCAGCACCGTCGACCGTTCCCACTTCGGATCTTCAGTTCGGATCGGAGCCATTGCCGCCGCTGCGCTCATCGGAGTATCCTCAAGAGCTTTCCTCGCCTGACTTCTTCATCGCTTTTGCGCGACCATCCTTTCTGTGGTCGAGGCACCGGTTCGCGCGGCATCTCTTCGATCCCGACCACCATCAACCCCAGCGCAATCACGCAGTCGTCATGGCACCCGCGCGAGGCCTGCGCCTTCCCGCTCGGCCAGATCGTGAAGGTGAGCAGCTCCTGGAGGATGATCGGATCGCGCACGATGATGTCCCCGCCGCGCAGCGCGCCGTCTAGCTTGCTCAGCAGTTGCGGCCGCGTCACCACGCCGGCCTTCCATCCGATGTTGTCGGCCCGTTCCCACGGGTCCTGGTCGGGCTGCTTGCGCCGGTGATAGAGAAGCTGCGGCGGATAGCCGCGGCGAAGCAGTTCGTCAATCGTGCCCACGCCGATGCTGTTGGCCTCGACGACGATGCCGGCGAAGTTGTACCAGCGCCCCAGCGCGTCGAGATATTCTCCGAACGCCGACGGCTGGATCCGCTCGCGCACCATGGCGACCACTTCGCCCGTCT